TCCGGTCGGTGTTCGACATGAGGAACGACCCGGCTTTCAAGGAAAAGTATGACAAGCCAATCAATCAGGCTGCCGAAAGTATTTATGCGGTGCTCAAAAAGCACAAGGCCAGCGATGAGATTATTAAGTCAATTCAAGACGCTGGCGGCCCCGGAAAGGTCGCAAAATCGTGGTGGAAGCAAAATGCGATTGATCGGTTGTATGCCACAGAGGACGGTTTTACCGACGCACGCCGGCTAGAGAATGCTTTGGTTCAAATTGATGACGTGGAAGCTGCCAGAAACGCAGACCTTGAATCTGCAACATCCAATCAAGAGAAATGGATGCAAGACAAAGAGGCAGAGCAGGAACAGCATGCAGTCGAGGAGTCAAAATCAATTAACGAGTACCTTGAATCGATCACGAAAGATAAACCAAAGTTTCGGTTTAAAGAGATCCCAGATGGAGCAACTCAAGCGCAGATTGAGAAAATTCAGGCGCACAATGCTGGGGTAGCTGATTTGCAGGGCAAGTTTCAGTCTGCTCTGAATCCTACAAATGCCAAAGAGCGTGCAGCAGTTGCGGCAGCAGCAACGCTTAGTCACGTCATCTCTCAGCAGTTGCGAATTGAACAGCAGACGATAGGACAAATGCAGGCACAAATTGAAAAGTTGATGAAGGAAAACAATTCATTGAAAGCATCTGGGAAAATGCCAAAAAGCACTATCTCTACGCAGGTTAACCCAAAGAGCAGCGCAAGTGACCGCATTAAAATGAACGCAAGCGACGCAATTGATTTGGGTCTTGAGGAGGCTGGAGCATGAGCGACGTCAAGGTCTCTCCAATGGAACGTCGAACCCTCTCGGCGTTAGACTCTGCCAACCCATTTGCCAGCCCGGTGCGTCCGCCACAAACGCTGGACGGGCGCCCGCTGCCAAAGCCAGAGCCAGAAGTCCCTGAAATCTCGGAGCCGACTCCCGAAATTGCAGCTACGCCCGAGCCCGAGCCTGTTCCGGTGGTGGAAAAGAAGAAGTTCAAAAAGGCGCCTGCGCTAGAAGAGGCTACGGTGCCTGAGCCAGAGGAGTTCGTGAACCCAATCACGCAGTCGCACGATGTAGGCGGCATGCCTTCGTACCGTTGCGAGTTTGCGGGCCGAGACATCTTTGTTGGTCTATCGTGGTACAAAGCCAGCAACCCGGTGACGACAATGGCACTGGTGGCACTGGCACTGGACTTCGGAAAAGACAAGATTCGCTTCGACCTCGTGATGGGCGACGCGATGATCTATCACTCGCGAAACAAGATTGTGCAGAAGTTCCTCGAAACAGATGCAAAGTGGCTGTTCATGCTCGACGACGATATGGTCCCCAGCATTGGCCGGGCGGCGTGGTATCAGAGCTGGGTTCCGGATTCCCGGGGAGCTTCAAATCAGGCGCTGTCCCGGGGCGTGCTGCACCGGCTTGTTGGCGCCGGCAAGACGTTGGTAGGGGCCGCGTACTTTGGACGTCAGGAAGGTGGCAAATTGGCGTGCAGTGACCAGTCTCTGATTAGTGATGCCCGGGCGTACGCCGACAAGGTCGCCCCGGTTGACTGGGTTGGCACCGGATGCATGCTGGTTCACCGAAGGGTATTTGAGGCAATCCGACAGAAGTATCCGGAATTGGCGTCGAACAATCCTGAGATGCCGTTTGATTATTTCTTCCCACTATCCAGCGGAGTTGGCGAGGATATCAGCTTCTGCCGGCGAGCAAAGGCAGCGGGACATCAGGCCCACATAGACCTCGGGATCCCTGTGAAACACGTTGGCTACAAGCCCTATTAATCGATGAAGATCAATGCGTATTACCAATCCATTCCAGCAGCAGACCAGCCCGAAGAATTTGCCTGTGCAAACTGGTGGAAGACCTCGTGGACGGCAAATGGCTGGACCCCTGTAATGCTGAATCGCTCGCATGCGCAGGCGTCGAGCTTTTACGGCAAGCTACAGCAGAAGCTGGCGGCGTTGGCACTGTCCTCGCAAGAGTTGGTGGCTCGTGTGCCTTGGCATCACGCTCGCTTCACCCGGTGGTGTGCATTGCATGCTTCCGGGGGCGGCTGGATGAGTGATTACGATGTGCTCAACCTCGATCTGACCCCGACAAGGGCCACCGTTAATGCCACACTGTTAATAAATGAAGGTCCAGCCTATCTGTTTTACGCAACGAAAGAGCATTGCGGAAACGTGCTGAAGAAATTCTTGTCAGAAGACCTGAATGAATCAGGAAGGATTCGGCCAGAGATTGAAACACTCGGATTAGAGCCTGAAATGGGAACAATACTTGAGCACGTTGTTCATGTTAACACGCGAGGCGAGCGCAATCGTTCAATTCGCATGCGTGAGATTTTCGAGAATAAATAAAAAATCTATTGTACAGCAATTTGTTTGCGATATAAACGCATCAAATCGGCTTGATATCTCCGAATGATATTCGTTGGCGAACGCAAACCGCAAACAGGTCGTACATCGCCCAGCCGACAGGGGCAACAAAGAACCAAACATCTGAACTCACAAGTCTTACTTGTGCTTTCATCCTTGGATTTTGTTGTGCCTGAGTGGGTTTCAGCAAGGTTCAGGGGCAAACGCAGAACCTCGCATGAAACTCGTAAAATCAGCATTGGTAGTTTTGGCGTTGGCCTTTGGTGTTGCAGACAGTAACGCAGCGTACAATACGCTGATCACCGTTGCTGCTGGCACATTCGGGGCTGGCACTAATTTTGTAGGTCAGGCTGCGCCCAGCGTGAAAATGGGCACAACTGAAGTCAATTGGACGGAATTTCAGGCAGTTCGGTCTGCTGCTAACTTCGACCTCGGCTCTGCCGGGTCTGGAAACAGCGGCACCGCACCTGTTGAGAACATCAACTGGTACACTGCTCTGAAATGGTGTAACGCCGCGTCGCTGGCAAACAGTCTGGCGCCGGTTTACTACACCAACTCGCTGGCGATTACTTCGCTGACGTCCACCGGAACCGTTGCAACAGCTACTGTCCCCACTGGGCACAAGCTCGCCACCGGCAACTGGGTCAGCGTGTCTGGGGCAACTCCCGTAGGCTACAACCTGCTGAGGACTGTCACCGTCACGAGCAGCACGAAGTTCACCTACCTGACGGTGGTGAGCGGTACTGCTACGGCAACGTCTGCCGCCGCAAAGGTAATCTACATGACCGGGGACGTTGTCCCTCTTGTGGATTCTGCCGCTGCCGGCTACAGGCTGCCGACTGAAAAAGAGTGGGAATGGTCGGCTTGGGGCGGCGTTTCGAGTGGAACGTACACCTACTCCGGCAGCAACACTGCGAACACTGTTGCGTGGACACGCGACAACCAACCGACTCCCGGCGCAGGGGCACAGGCAGTTGGCGGCAAGACCGCTAACGAACTGGGCTTCCGCGACATGAGCGGCAACGTGTTTGAGTGGAACTTCGACGACGCAACTCCGCTCTATGGGCGCCGAGTTCGCGGCGGCGGCTGGACCACCGACGCAACTGCATCCCGCACGATGAATCGTGGTTATCGTGACCCTGCAAAACAAGAAGCAGGTTTCGGATTCCGCGTTTCAGCCAACCCCTAAGCCAATCAAAAACAACCAAACTCAGTAACCTCGTAACTTATTATGTCAGACACAAACAATTGTATCCCGTTGGCGACGATCCAGAACTTCGCTTCTAAAGACGTCAACCGCATCATCGGCCAGATCGCTAAGGTCTTGGCCCGGAAGAGCCCCTACATCAACTCGATTGATGGCGGCACTCTCCCTAATGTTTCCGACGTTGTCCGCAGCGTTGTGGAAGAAATGGCAGTTCCGGCTGCGTCTCTCGCGTCTCCTACCTTCGTGGATGACACTACGCTTTGCGGCGTGGGCGCCAATCCCGATCAGGTGGGTTCGACCGAGTACCAGTTCCAGCTTCAGACGCTGCGCGGCGCCGGCCCCCGGGTTTGCGTGAAGCAAGCTCGTACGGCCTTCAAGGGCTCCTACCTGCAGGCGCAGGTGAGCTTGGAGAAGACCATTCTCCAGATCATCAACGCTGACATTCGGTATCAGTACCTGATCCAGTCCGGCGTGAAGTACGTCGTCGATTCGACCGGCGCATTCGGCTCGAATCTCACCGGGGACATGCAGAACATCAACACGAAGTTCGCGCAGGTTCTTCCGGACGCGGCCCTTAACTTCAAGACGTTGTACCGTCTGGGCACCTTCCTGCGTGAAGAAATGCTCGCGGAACCGTTTGCCGCCCGGGAAGGTGAGTTCTTTCAGGTCATGCTCGGTGCTGATGCGATCGAAACGATCCGCAACGACGCCGACGTTAAGGAAGACTTGCTGTATCTTTCCGCCGGTAGCTTCAAGCTCGGCGAAGAGTCCATCAGCGGCTACCAGTTCCAAGGCTACCGGGGCTTCGCCTTCGGCATCGACCAGCAGCCTCTCCGGGCGACTGGGTACGATGGCAACGGCAACCTCGTGTTGGTCAACCCGATCATCAGCACTGCTGTCACGAACGGGTTCGCCCAGCGTCGTAACCCCGACTGGGTCAACGCTCCTTACGAAGTCGGTTTCGTCATCGCTGGCGACGCCTTCAAGCGTTTGGTGCCCGAGAACTACGTCGGCGAAGGCACCTTCAAGTTTGCCCCGCAGCTTGCGATGGGCGAACTGGAGTGGACTTATTTCCGCGACAACGACTGCAACCTGTACGGTGACTTCGGTCAGCACATCTACCAGATCAGCCGGGCTATCCAGCCGATCCGGCCACAGAACGTGTTGCCGGTCCTGTTCAAGCGTTGCCCGTTCGCTGGCAATCCTACCGCTTGCGACACCGGTCTCTAAGCGATTGACCTGATGTAAGAGGGGGTTGGGGCAACTCAGCCCCCTCTGATCGGAGCAAACTATTATGAGCTGGATATCCAAAATTCTGCCCACTATCGGTCACTTGCTGGGAGGGCCCCTTGGGGGAGCCGCGATCGAAGCCGTTGCAAGCGTGCTAAATGTCGATCAGCCTACTACTGAAAAAATTCAGAAGGCTTTGGCTTCTGGCAATTTGACTGCCGAACAGATTGCTGCGCTTCAAGCAGCAGATTTAAATCTCAAAACGCGAATGGCGGAATTGGGGATCGATGCGGAAAAGCTCGCCGCTGCCGACCGAGATTCTGCTCGTCAGATGCAGATTAAAACTGGCTCGCAGGTTCCGGCAATTTTAGGGCTCACCATTACCGTTGGGTTCTTTGGCATCCTTGTCGCACTGATGACCGGAGTGCTAAAGTTGTGGGATAATGCCGGGCTTCAGATGTTGCTGGGTTCTCTTGGCACAAGCTGGGGTATGGTGGTATCGTACTATTTTGGGGCCAGTCACGTCCCTCAACTCGGAGAAAAAAAATGAACGTCTCACCTATTTCTAGCATCGGAGCCCTTCAACAAAAGTATCTCAACGAGGTGCCGCCGGCAAATTTAGCGGTGTTGGCAAAACCAAAGCGCAATCTGCCTCCTGCAAGCACAGAAGGTGTTGGGTTGCCTCCTGAAACTATTTCTCCCAGAGGAATTTATGACGAGACCGGCAAGCTTCCAACTGTCAAAGGATCTGGCCTCGGCTTTATGGCGTACGCTTAACCATAAAGGAAAAATGAACAGCGAACACGTTGGAGATCTTTTGAAAGTAAACGGAGTTAACGTGCTGGCGTTTATTGTTTCCATTTCTGAAGTAGAAGCTTCAGTTCGTATTTTCTCCTGCATTGCAGCCGGCCTCTACACCAGTGCAAAGTTGGTTCAAACCATTCAAGAAATTCTGGCAAAGAAAAATCAAAAAAATGAGCGACCTCGATAAGTCACTTGCCTTTATTTTTAAGGCTGAAGGTGGTTATGTGAACCACAAGCACGACAAAGGAGGCGCTACCAATCTGGGCATCATTCAGCGTGAATACGACGTCTGGAGGAAGGCAAAGGGACTGCCTCAGCAGAGTGTTTGCGACATCACGAAGGAAGAGGCCACCGAGATCTATGTGGACGAGTACTGGGTTGCCGGCAAGTGCGACAAGATGCCTTGGCCGGTGAATCTGGCTCATCTCGATGCCTGTGTGAACACAGGGCTTCGGCAGGCTGCAAAGTTCCTTCAGCGGGCTGTTAAAGCGAAGGACGACGGCATTGTTGGATCCGGGACGTTGAAGGCACTGGGAGAAGCTGTCGCGAATGAAGGCGCCGAGGCAGTAGCGCAACGGATCGTCGAGTTGCGGGTGCCGTTTTACAAGGGTCTGGTCGAGAAAGATCCGACGCAAAAAAGCTTTATCAACGGTTGGCTCAATCGAGTGGGCAACCTCAAGGAAGCAATCGTTTAAGGAGATTATTTATGAGCTGTGGCTGCGGAGACAACACACCTTTTGGCGGAAACGATGCGTATAACAATCTGTGCAATACGGACACTCCGTACCCTATTGTCTCGGCAGAATCGGTGCCGTCGCTCATCTCAAACCTGACGTTTGCCCTTTACGGTCAGATTCAGAAGGACGTCTCCAATGGCAAGGTAGTTTGGATCATTCCTTGCGATCCCAATAACACTGCATTCATTGGCGATGTGCCTCGGCTTCCCGGAGAGGGGCTGATGTGCTATTTCATCCGGTACTTCAATACGGTTTATACCGGCGGCACGCTTGCAATCGAATACGGTGGAACCGGAGCCGGCACTGCGCAAGCTGCGTTGAGCAATCTGGGTGGCGCCTCGGCTGCGCAACAAATTATCACTGCGCCATCCTCCGGGCTTTCCGGCGGCGGGACTCTTGCTGCTGACCGTAGTCTATCAATTGCCAACACAACGGTCGTCCCGGGGACATATGGGGCCAATAACAGGATCCCAGTGTTGACTGTTAACGCCCGGGGACAACTCACTGGCGCTACAACAATCGCCGCTGAGGGATTTGCCTCGGTGGATGGAGAGGTGATCACTGCCGCTGATCCATCTCCCAACGTGCGGCAGACGGTGTTCAACCTCACGAGCATCATTTACTCGCCCGGGACCGACAACCTCGCGGTGTATCGCAACGGGCTGCGCCTACTGGTCGGGCAGGACTACATCGAAACCAATAGCAGCACCGTTACGCTGACTCGCGGAGTAGCAGCAGGCAACCAGTTCTTGTTCGAGTCCGGACGCATCATTGGTCAGGACGTCAGTTCTGTTGCCGTTGCAACGCAGCGCATTGTTGCCGTAAATCCTGCTCCCGGCATTCAGCAGACGGTTTTTAACCTGACGGCCATTACCTACATTCCCGGGAACAACAGCCTAGCAGTGTACAGTAACGGGCTGAAGCTGTCTCTGGGGCTTGACTACACCGAAACAAACAGCGCAACAGTCACCTTAACAAACGGTGCCACTGCCGGGGATCAGCTTACATTTGAAGCTGGAAAAATGTTGAGCCAACCTGTTTCGGCTACGGTTCAGACGCAGACGATAACGTCCTCTTTGGGACAGACTGTTTTTGTGCTCACAACACTGAGTTACGCGCCAAACATTGGAAATTTGGCAGTGTACAAAGACGGGCTGCGACTTATATCGGGCACAGACTACGCTGAGACTAACAGCAACACTGTCACGCTCGCCGTTCCTGCGCTGGCGGGCCGGCAATTTATGTTCGAGGTGGGCCAGACTTTAGCTCAACCGGCGCCGGTGGCTGCTGCTTCCGAGCTAAAGACGGCAACTGCAAACCAGACGCAGTTTACGTTGACCGGCCTGACCTACGTCCCAAACACGTTGAGCCTTTCGGTGTACAGGAACGGGCTCAAGCTGATTTCGGGCACAGACTACACCGAAACCAACAGCAATACGGTCACTCTGACGTCTCCAGCAGCCCTAGGAGACCAGCTTGTGTTCGAGGCTGGCAAAATACTCTCACAAGGAGTCGCTGGCAGTTCTGTTTTGTTTGTCCAGTCCGGCACAGGTGCTGTTACGCGGAACATTCAGAACAAGGCTCGTGAGAGCGTGTCTGTACTGGACTTTGGTGCTGTAGGAAATGGCACTACAGACGATACTGCGGCTATTCAGGCTGCCATAGATTCGCTTGGGGCGGGTGGCGGATCAGTGATGATTGATGGTGGCAGGTATCTGCTAGACACAAGCCTGACCATTAAGAAAAGCATCTCTATAGTTGGGCCGCATCAGTTTACTGGAACACCCGGAAACAACTCGTCTGCTCCATACGACACGATGGGTGGCGCGTTGATTCTTAACTCTTCAGCGACGATTACAATTGAAAGCGGAGCCTCTTTGACTGGAGTCCTGATCCATCGCAAAGGTATGACATTCCCTGCGGCAGATTCAGCGGCTTACGCAGGCACAGCAGTCACGATAGGAGGAGACGATGCAAGCGTTTCGTCCTGCATGATCCTTGGGTTTAACAAGGCGGTTTACTCGTCAAACTTTCAGCGACCAAAACTGTACGACCTTCAAATCGACAGTCAAAATGGAATTGAGATAACCTTATGTTATGACATTCCTCGCATCGAGAATGTGCATTGTTGGCCGTTTGCCACCATTGCAGCTACAGGAACATCTGCACGAAATCACAGATCAGGAAATGCATTCTATCTGCATGACAGCGTTGACGGAGCAATGCTATCAAACTGTTTTAGCTACGGTTATCTAAATGGTTTTTATCTAAAAAATATAGCCGTAACAAATGCATCAAATTGTGTATCAGACAACACAACAGCATACAACTCTTCAGCTGGATGGAGGTTTGAGGGAAACATCAATGGGTTTAATTGTTCATCTGGCGCAGCGTATAGCTGCGGTAATGGAATTGTTATAGATGTTGTTTCAACTCAGTTTATTCCAATACATAATTTCTTTTTAGCTGGGCATACATTTAATGCTATAGCAATAACACTTGGAAATGCTGATATTGCCTACAATTACATCACAACAACTCCAACCGCAGTTTCTGTTGCTTCTTCATTATCTGTTGTAAAATTTGACTTTAATACACTGGCAACAATTTCTACAAATTTTGTTTACAGTTCTGCTGCATCAACAACCAACACCAGAATAGGAGCCGGCAATTTTGTTATTGATACACAGACAGGCTCTCTGGCAAGTGGAACAATTTTGTCTCCGGGGGTAACCGCTGCTGATCCATTGCAGATACCAAACTTTGGCGAAGTCTTTAATGTTGTAGGAGCAACAGGATTTGGAGGGCTCGCAGGAGGCTGGGCTGGGCGAAAGGTTAGTTTGCTGTTTACGGGATCGCTAACGGTATTTAATAGCACTGGAGCCGCATCAAATATGCGCTTGAGTGGGGGCGCAAACTTTTCTGCGGTTGCAGGTTCCACACTGACCCTTCAGCACAACGGAACTCAGTGGTACGAAATCGGGAGGAGTGCATAACATGAACCACCTCGCCCACCCAACTATCTAACACTATGAGCAGTAATTCTTTTCAAAACGCTGACAAGCTGGCCGGCATCGTTTCGGTCTTGGAGTTTGGTGCTGATCCTACTGGGGGCATTGATTCTACGCTACAGATTCAGGCGGCCATTAACAGCATCCCAGCGCACCCACTGGGTGGCTCTGTTTACTTACCAACTGGAACATACAAGGTGTCTGCTCCAATTCTTGTAAACAAGTCTGTTTACTTTTATGGAGATGGATACGGAACAAACATTCAAACAAGTTCAGCAACAGCAAATGTTCTAGTTGCCAGTGCTGAAAGGTTTCATATTTCCAACCTTAGGATCACCTCATCTGTTACACGAACTGCTGGCTGGTACATTGATGTGTTGGCTGGGGGAAATCGCTCGCGTATTTCTAACTTTGAAATGGATGGGGCATTTGGCGGCATTAGAACTAATGCAACTGCAAGTCTTACAATTGAAAGTGGGAATTTGCTCAACGGCACTTCGTTGACTGGTATAGCAATTAAGGTTGAAAATGGCTTAGATCTTTCAATCAGAGATGTTTTAACGGATTCTGCAACAAATATCTTTGCTGGCATTTTAATCAAAAACGCAGGTGATGTAACAATTGAAGACTGTCAGTTGTTGCACGCGGGACAAGCGTTGTACATCGAATGTGGTTCTGGAGAGGGTGCAGTTTCTATATGGGCCAATAACACGTTCTTTGACACATCAGATCGTGGCTTGTACATGCTTGCTGAAAACGGAGGCAACATTGCTCGTTGTTTGTTTGACCAATGTTGGTTTGCAAGTTCTGTAAACCAGAATATTTTGATGCAAACAGCGACTGGCGGATTAATTAATGGCATTGATTTTAATGGATGTCACATATTTCTTGCGGGAGCAGATGGCGTACTTATTGACGACTCAGGATGCAGTAACATTAAATTTCACGACTGTTCTGTTTCTCAAAATCCATTAACAGGAATAGCTATAGCCGCCAATGTTTCCAACATATCTATTCAAGATTCAATAATTGGATCAGGATATGGATTAACAGGCAATCAATATGGAATATTTGTGGCTGCTGGGAGCGGTGGCAATATTCAGATTTGCAACAACAAGCTAACCGGAAATACAGTACTGGGGTTAGTCAATGATTCAACAGCAATTACTAATGTAATTTTTGGAAACATTGGAGCAACAGAGCTAATTAATTACACTCCAGTTGTGGCAGCGCAATCTGGAACAATTACAACGCTAGGTTCTTTAATTGGAAGATACCAAAGAATTGGCAAAACATTGTTTATAAAGATAGGAGTTCCAATTACCACAATCGGAACTGGATCAGTTGCCGTAAAAGCCTATCTTCCTCCCGGAATGCTTGCCGCAACAGATTGCGTGATTGCTGGACGCGAAAACAACCTGACAGGGAATATGCTTCAGGGATCAATCATTACTGGATCAGACATTATTTCCATTACCAAGTACGACAATACTTATCCGGGTGGGAATGGATACTTGCTGACAGTCAGCGGAGTCATTGAAATTCAATAACCTATGAGTAGTAAAGCCTTTCAAAACTCAAAGAAGCTCAATGGCATTGTAGATGTCAGGCAGTTTGGCGCTGTAGGGGACGGTGTCGCTGATGATACGGCTGCGATTCAGGCGGCTGTTAATGCGGCACAAGCTGCAAGCGGAACAACAGTGTTAATGCCGCAAGGAACGTATAAGATTTCAGTGCCAATTTCCATTGTATCTCCAGTGTCCATTATTGGGATGGCTGGGGCGACGATTATTGCTCCCAATTTTGCAAGCGGATCTGCCTTTCAAATTGTTCCACCATCTGGGTGGCCGTATGATTCTGGTGTAACCATTGCAAACCTAAACTTCAAAGCATCAGTTGTCAGGACATCTGGTGCTTATCTGTCTAGCAACAACGGGTACTATATCACAGTTACAAGATGCCAATTCCTAGATGGATACAATGGCATTCATTTAACTGGCATTGCTGCAACTGGGTTTTACGTCAAAGAGTGCATCTTTGCAAACAACACAAACGATAACATCCTTATTGATGCTGCAACTGGGCTTCAGGGGCCTGTTGATGTTGTGTTGCAAGACTTGTGGATTCACGGAAACGGTCCAAGCGGTCAATCAGTTTCTGGAGTGCATATAAAAGCTGCTGGAGACATTACATTAAGGCATGTAAGCACAGTGTGGTGTGGAACTGGACTGAGAGTTCAACCAGCAACGGGAAATCGCATTCAAGCACTAATTTGCACTGAGTGTTTTTTCGATTCTTGATCTGGATGGGGTATTTACGTTGATACTGTATATGGTGGCAGAGTTGATTTATTAAAAGTTGCAAATACTTGGGCAGCTACAAATACAGAAGGTGG